GCACGTAAAATTGCGGTGGCATGGTTTGAATATAAAACTATTGGATTTGACTTACACAATAGACATAAGCTGGCTAGTGATATTATGAACTACTCAAATATACAACTTGAAGAGTATAAGGCTAAACTGAAAGCAGCTATAGAACTAATACCCCTTGAAGATGAAGAACATTTAATAGTATCTAAAATAGAAACCTTAATAGACCTGACATGAAAAAACGATTCTACGAAGGCGAAGAAGTTGTATGCGTTGATAAGAAAATGTCTCCTTATCGTGAAACATCTTGCGTTGCCCCCTCACTTCCTTATAACAGCCTTCAAATAATTAAGTCATACTATGCTTTTTATGGAGGTCGTTGGTGGGTTGAGATAGTTGGTACGCAAGAAGGTTCATTGTACTCAGAAGACTGTTTTGCACCAATCACTCAGATACGCGAACTAATGGATGAGGTTAATTCTGAATATATCGAGCTTCAATTTTTAAGGACTATACTATCAGAGTTTTAAAATTACATTATATGAAAGATAAAGTTACAATTACACTAGTGCTTGAGAGAGAACCAAACGGGACGATTACTAGAATGCAAAGACTTGAAGGTGAAGGATTTCATTTATTTGAATTAGTTGGCTTGCTTCAAATGAGTTGCTATGAATTAGCAAAAAAATCTATCAAAACGGCAGTTGATTTACCCAAAGATAAAAATGTTCGTATTAAATTTGAGAGTGATTTATCTTTGCGGCCCTCAGATAGCCAAACCACCGATAACACCTAAAATATCATGGAGCCAAAAAAGATTCTAATTATTGGATCAAGTGAAGGTAAAACCGCCTTAATGCATCAAATGATGAAAGAGAAGTTTGGTGATGATGTTATTTTAGTAACATATGATGAGGCTAAAGAACAAGGATTGATGCCCGATGACTTTTCGAATACTACAAGAATGAAAATAAAATCACTGCCAATTTTTGAACCATTATACATCCACGGACACGTAAAGACGGGGAGAGAGAATAGAAGAGACAGGCGCAAAAATGAACGTAAACTAAAATCTAAATAAAGTATATTGAACACTGACACCAAATGAAGGCTTATTTTGAAAAGGGTCATATCCTGCGTGCGGCCCAACACTAAACCTTTTGCTTGCCCTTTTAGCTATCTCTTTAATTTCCTTGTCCTTTAAATCAATAATGGCTTGTATCTCATTCTTTTCTGCTTGGTTGTCATCCATTATAGACTCGTAGTCTTTGACTAATTCTGCCTTTTCTTTCTCCAATTGAACTATTCGAATTTCCTGAGTAGTTGAGATTGAATCGTAATACGGTCGTTTTTCCAGGCAGTCCATTGCTAATTGTACGGAATCTTCCGGAACCATGGATGCGTTACCGGTAAATTTAGCCATGGCTAATTCTTTACGGAGTCTTGATGTTGTCTTTTTATACGAAATTGAATCAGTTTTGGCCTTTTGTTTGGTTTCTTTTAAATGACTATCAGTAATTTGTGCGTGTTGCTCTAGAATAGCATACTTTTTAAGATGAGGTCTGGCTACTGAATCGTATTTATCCTGAATGTTTCCTAACTCCTTTTTATTGCCTTTGGAAAAAAGCATTGCCAGGATGATAATTATCAGTATTGCGGTTATTCCTATTTGTACGTATGCTGCTATTTTCATATTTTTGTATTGCGTGGTGGAGCAATTACTGCTAAGTTTTAAAGGCTAACCTACTGACCCGATTAATAGTCGGGTTCTTTATTTTCAGATAATTACAAATCCCAATACATTCAATCCATTAGGCTTAATAGCCGTGGTTCTAAGATGCTCCCATACACGATCTCCATTTCTTGAACCTCCACCGCTTGTGTTCCCCTCTATACTCTTAAATGTATTTTTATCAATAACCTCACTTACGATTCCTGCGTGTCCCATATATGTTAATTTACTGCCCTCATAGTCTCCCCAAATAACAAGCGCCTCTTTTACGGGACTAACCGAAATGGTATATTTTGCGGCTCTGAAGTTATCTAAAGTTTTTCTGGTTGACGGGTCGAATGTTAATTTCAATTTATCTGATCTATCTGGATACGCTTTTCGAAAACACATGGTCGCAAAGCAGGCGCACCATGAATAGCCTTTTGCCCACTCGCCCAGCGAAATCATTTCTTTTTCAAATTCCGCATCTTGAAACCCTGAGTTGTTAGGCTTTTCTAATTTTCCAATGTACGCGCGTGCAATTTCGCTTGGTGTCATTATCATCGCCCCAAAAAGTTTTTCAGTGTATCCAACTCCTTATTTATGAATCCGTCAAGTCGATCACCAAGGCCATCTAATCTATCGCTGAAATTATCTAACGATGTGCTTAAAGTCTTAACACTTGTCTCTAATGAAGTCATGCCCGATTGCATTTTAGATATTGACTTATCATGCGATATTAAATTTAGTAATACCCATGCGCCAACCGATCCAAATGCCCCCACAGCCAAAGAGATTATTATAACTTGCCAGCTTTCCATAAAATATAAAGTGTTGCGTAGAATAAAATTTTTAAGTCTGTAAACTGCAATCCGAACGATCCTATATGAATAAATGCCTTTTCATATATCAAAACGAAATCAAATAACGATAATATTTCTATTCCTCTAAAACACCAAAATAAGGGCTTCTCATTTGGTGTCTTTTTTAGGGTATAATTCCAATAAAAGATAGCGAAAAAATGTAGGCATATCATGAAAAAATAAGATTGTATGGTGATGCCAACTGCATTACCAAACTTATCTACTATCTCATAAAATGGGAATGGATGGATATAGCAATGCTCCGGTAACCAATCCGTACACCTATTTAATGCTATCGCTATTAAAATCAATAGCAATGCATCTATTTTTTTAATCTGATCCTGTAGCCTAATCAATGCGGAGGTGTTGGTGGTGGATTTTCGGGAGTAGTTTCTGAGCTATTAACCGTTGAGTCGTTACGCTCTTCTTTTTCAATAGCCTGTTTTGCTTTCTCCAAAGCCTTCTCTAGATAATCTATTAAATCAATCAGATGTTTTTTTGTACTCATATTTTTTTATCATTTTGTTAAGCTTCTCTGTCAACTCATTAACCTCATTCTCGCTATTTTTAAGCCTTTCATTTAATTTATGAAGCTCAAATTTCTTTCTTCTTTTTAGATACGTATTTGACGTTAGCTTAATTGCTATTATTATTAGGCCAATTGCTAAAACTCCACTCATGCATAAATTTACTCATTCAATTTAAGCATTTTTTCAATACCTTATTTATTGGCTATTCGCGCAATCAATTACTTTCTGAAGATTAACCGCATCAATTTTAACTGTCAGTTCCATTACATCACTGCCCATATCTCGAACGCTTAATCGCTGCTCTCCGGTCAAATCAATACGTGAGGCTGTAAATATGCCGCTTGTGATAACATTAACAAGGTTATCGTTAATAAGACTTTGACCGTTTAATGTCTCAATTCTAATTTTAATCTCTTTCATATTTTAGTCTAGGTTAATATCCATTTTAAGGCCCCATAAAATTGTTGTACTCGCAAGTCCTGTAACTCTAATCGCTACCGCCCAGCTATTTGAAGGGTCTGGAAAAAAGTCTATTGTAATGCCGCTTAATGCTGCATCACCGTTGTACGCCCTCTCTACCACTGTTGACCCCGGTAATGTAACACTTCCATATAGCCTTCGTGCAGGCCGGGATACTTTTATACTTCCCGTTTCATTTGTCGCAGGGTTTCGTACAATGATCGTCGCTGTCATTTCGCCGCTCGAAACGTTAGGTAATTGATAAGAAACGATAGTTGTTGCTGTTGCATCAGTTGTAGTTAACCTTCTATTTATTCCGTTTGGATAACACCAATTTTCATAAGTAGTACTAGATCCAACTTTCATTTTTAAAGCCCCGTCCGTCGTGTTCCAATAAATTGAGCCTGGCAATGTTCCTTGCTCATTCATTGCTAATGCATCGGTTGCATATCTCATTATATTGCCTACTCTTGCCGTCCAGAAACCGGATAAATGTAATGCAGCCAAATTTTGATTACCATCCCATACTTGAAACAGGTCGCTTGTTGATGTTGTGCCCGGTGTTTGGCTATATTGACCGCCTCCATATTGCCCAATAAATGCCAATGGCGCATAATTATTAGCTGGAATAGCGTCTACTCTTGCACGAAGTCTAAATGGGGTGTGATAAGAAATAATTTGATTAGATTCAATTGTGGTGACCGGCAAAAAGTTAGTTGTTGTTAGTCCTGCGTTGTTACCTATTGCAATCAGCCCTGTGCCCGATGTTAAATCTAACCCTCCAATTATGGTTTGTGGTGCTGACCATATCCACCCGTCTGAATATCCAATACTATTAAATCTATAATAAACAAAATTAAGCTTACCGTCTATAATGTTTTGAAAGCCTCCGGTTGCTTGCCAATTTACCCCGGCTACATTATCTTCCACTGCATATTTAAAGAACCAACTAACTCCGTGATCGTAACTACAATACATATGCAATCGCGTTCGTACAGGCGTTTGTGTCGGTGGCCCCACGAATGCGACAAGCGTACGAAACTCAGGATAATATTTTATCGTCGATGGTTGATTGTTCGCATTGAGATTAGAAGCTAATTCTGTGTAAGTAGTTAATGCTGTATTAGTAAACTTAACAAACCCAACTACATTACCACGGGCACGAAAATACATTTGAACCTCTCCCGTTTCAAATTGATAAATACCTGTTTGTGTTACAAGCCCAGAACTATGTGTTACGGCAACATTGATAAGATTCCACGTATTGCCATTGTCAGTACTTTTTAACATTAACCCGTTATAAATTCCGTTTTGAGATCCACAATCTAGGCCTCCAACACATTTAGAAAATGGATAAATTAATGATCCGTCTTTAAGCTTTACTATTCTGTCCGCGCCCGGATCAAAATGACTTGTAGCATCCCCATAAAGCGTAACATCATAGATGGGCCATGTTAGCCCTTTGTCCGTTGACTTTGCATATTTTATTCTAGTGGTGAGATCATGCTCTAAGACTAAGTAAATCATTATTAGAGTGCTGTCATCCTGAAAATAAACAGACTCACCTGAATTGTATTGTTGTGTGCCGACTAATGGAATGCAGACATATGGAGTTGTCCATGTATTACCATTGTCACTTGAATATTGTCCATAAATTTGATACCGTGAGTTCTCCTCACCATTTGCACCTAATACCAATGTTGCGAATATTCTGCCGTCATTTAATTTATCATACGATCCGTGTCCAACTGATTGATTTAAAGTTGTGGCTTTTGCAATAAGTCTTTTTTGAATTGTAAGTGCGCTTGAATCTGTTTGAGCTTGTGCAAAAACAGGTAATAGTAAAATTAAGAGTAGTAATTTTTTCATTTATAGTTAGTTATGTGATACTAAATTAATTGATCCGCTAGCAAGTTTTAAAACTATATCATTAGTAGCCGCTCCCGCTCCGGCGGCTGTACCTGTTACTTTTAATATATTTGTATTAGATAGAACCAATGCCGTTAACTCCCCAACTGCGGCACCTGATAACACTGACACCCCGCTTGCATCCATATCAATATTATATCTTATAACTGTACTACTTACTCTAATGAGGGTAACGTCTAAGCTAACCGATCCTGTAGCGGTTGTAGTTAATGCCCCTGAATCAAAAATGGCAGTGCCGCCAAAATATACTTTAACCTGCTTTGTCGATGTTGAGTTAACAAAGTTTATACCATACTGTGCTTTGACTTGTGCGCCATTAACTTCTAATGTATTTGCTGGAGTTGTATAACTGTGTATATCGGTTTCTGTTGTAGAAGTATTACCCGCATCGGTGAAGGCTTCAAAAATACTTCCCCCTACACCATACCTCAAGCCACTGTTTTTAGTATTGTAAAATCCGTTACTATACTCCTGAACACCTCCTGCTGGGGTGGTTAAAAACGTTGTTGCATCAAATTTTAATTGGCCCTGTGTTGTAGTTCCAGTTGCAATATGAACTAGAGAGGCAGATGGTGTAACACCTATTCCCAATTGACCAGTCCCGTCTATTGTTAGTTTAGTTGTTGCGTTAACCCGAGCTAATAAAACAGGATTTGTATAAGATCCGTTGTCCATTATAACCGTTGCTGATGTTGTAGGCACTGCGGCTGTATTACCGTTTACAAAAAACCCAGCGATTTGTACCGGTGTAGTACCATCATTTTTAGCAATACCAATAACGCCCATATTAGTAGCTCCATTTTTATCTCTATTAGAGACTCCCTCCATGCCAACATTTACTGCGCCACCACCGGCTTCAGTCCATGAGCCTATACGGTGGCCTGTTCCTGTACCAACACTTTGTCCAAGTATTCCAAAATTACCGTTTCCATTTTGGCCTATTGTCCTTGTGCCTGTACCTAATGCTTCATTATAAAAGTTTAGTCCTTGTGTTAATTTTGATCCCGTGTATCCAGCTTTCAGGTATATTGAAAGTCCATACTGACCAAATGATGCGTTAGAACCTGCTGTTGTATATTCGAAATAAGCTCCTATTTGATTCGTTGTAGGTGAACTATTCATTGTACCGATCAACTGAAAAGGATACTGAGCATCCCTTGTAAAGTCTGCGGTCTGTTTAATATTTCCATTCACACCTAATGCCCAATTGTTTGTAAATGTGGCATTAGTTCCTGCAATTGGTTTTTCAAGCCATGTACCATATGCATTTGTTACTGTGGATGCCCCGACAAAATTCATAGTGGGAGAATCAAAGTAATTAAATCTTTGATTTGTGATTGCACCGGTTGCCCATTGTTGGGAAGATGCGGCTACTTTAAAATTAGGGAATTCCCCAGAAGCTGTTAATGTTGTGTGTGGCCCCGGTGTTATAAGTAAGGCGGGTATGCCACTTGTCGCAATTGCATTTTGTGTTATGATCTCACCATTTAAGGCTGATGTATTAGTGAATGCACCTGACTGTGTTGTATTGCCGGTTATGGTTGTTGTCCCCGTCGCTAACCACCAAGGACTTGTGCCGGTTAATGCAGAGGTTAAATTTGTATACGATGGGGTACCCAACCATGTACCTACCCCTGTGCCAAGTCCTGTTATAGAGCCAACTGCTGGGGTAATGGTTGTATTACTTGCTGCTGTTATTAACCCCTTTCCGTTAACCGTATATGTTGGTGATTGCGTAGCTGAACCAAACGACCCAACATTACTATTCACAGTTGCTAACGTTAACGCATTCGTGTTATTAGCTGAACCATCAAATGAACTTCCTGCACTTGTTGCATCCCCTGTTACTGTGCCAATTGTCCTTGGTGTTGTTAATGTTGCCGATGAACCTGTAGTACTTTGATTAAGAGTTGGGAAATCACCAGCAACGGCTATTGACAGCACGCCTGTAGATGTTGTATTTTTTATAATTCCGGTTCCTAATGATCCAAGAAATTGAGCGCCAGAAAGCCCCGCATCTGTTGTGCCCTGAACTATAAACTTATTTGAGAAGGCAACATTAGCCGATCCATTAACGCTATTCCCTGCAAGATTACGAGCTGTTGACCATATAGGAGCCTTCACTACAGCCAAATCAACGGTACTTGTCGGGTTGGTAACTGTTATACTTCCATCTGCACTTGCAACACTGCTTACTGTTCCAGCGCTAGGGTCATTATCCAATTGTAACGTTATGCCATTTAAACGACCCCACAAATGGTTAGAGTTTCCCCATACGTCACCATTGACTAAACCCGTTGTGGGAGTCGTGCCGTTTGGTATATTAAAAGAAGCAGCAGTAGTTAAGCTCGATACAAAAGTTTGTTTACCCGCGAATGTCTTAGCCCCTAAAACATAAGCCCTTGTTGGTACGCTTAGATTTGTTGGCACATTAACAGCATTGCCTGAAAGTTGAACATCCGGAGCAGCTAAATTAATCTGTGGCGTTCCAGTAGCAGACATACTAATAGTTGTGCTTGTCGCTCCATTACTAGAGGTTACATCAATAGTACCTCCACCATTATTATAAATAGAAACACCCCCTGCACTAGAAAATCCTATCTGGTTAGTTTTTCCTGCTGCAGTTCCATGAAAAAATATTGAATTACCAACAACGTCCAAATCTATATTTCCAGTAGCGGTTCCGCCTACATCTACGGCCGTACCGTTTGCCGTAGTACCGTTACCATTTGTTAACGCAAATGAACTACCTCCACTAGATAAAATTAAGTTAGTCCCGTTGTAAGTAAATCGTAAAGTTTGATTTTCCCAAATATCCCCCGTTACTAAATCAACTAGTGTGCCACTTGCGTTATATTTTTTTAAAGGCGTTGCTCCCCCTGCGTTAAGATTGAAAGAAGATGTGCCGCTATTCGCGTTTGCGAATTTTATTGAATAAGTTTTGTTATTAACAAGCTTAACTTTTGCAATTGTAGCCGCATACGTATTCGTTCCGGTAGCAATCCATGAGCCTGTGTAGAAGTTATTCAATCGCGTCATACTTGAAGGCGCGAGTGTAGAATCACCAGGTACTTGACCGAAACAGTACAGTGAAATTATCGAAAGTAAAAATATGAATATGTTTTTCATGTTGCCGGAGTTGGTTTGTCTGTTGTTCCTGTTGCCTGATCTGCTATTGTTGTTTTGTAATCAATAGCACTATTAATTTTATTATTAACGACTCCAAAAAGTCTGCTCATTATGTCGCTACCAGTATATCCAACAAAAGCAAAACCAATTTTTACATAATTTATTACTACTGATTTCCATTCAAGTATTTCGCTAACAAAGAACAGAGTTAAAATTATTGTTAATAATGATGCGGTTAGAGATAACCAATCATCCTTAAAATAATTTAATGGCACGAACTCAATATTATTTGACTTTGCTTTTTGCTGTATAGCTCGCAATTTTAAAGTAGTTTGTAATGCCATTCCGATAAGCGCAACGACAAAGCAAGTGATATATAACGATAGTGTCATAATTTTTTATTTCATTGTTGTTGTAAATGCCCATTGTGTTGTATCCGTTGTAGATGCATTATCAATTAATGATTCTGCCATTGTGCCGTTTGGTATTACTTGCGGCACACCATCGATCAAAACTGTTATCGTTGTAGTCGGCCCATTAATACCATACCACTTATCACCCCTCAATGATCCAGACGGCATTAAATTAGTTGACATATCCCAATTAGGAATGAATGAACCATTATTAAATAATGTGTCTATTAAGTCCTGTAACATTATTCCTACCCTATTGGCTGTATTAGCTTTAGAAATGGTTTCAACTTTAATCTGTTGCGCTTGCGTACTCAGTTGAGCGTATGTTTTTCTTGCCATTTTATATTACATTTCCTTGTAAATAATTTCTTCTTGTTAACTGAGTGCTGCCCCTACTAAAAATAAACATCGGGTCTGCACGTTCCTTTTTGTATTCCTCCTCAATTGTCCACTCAACATTGTTAATAACAATAGACCCAGAAACTGCGTGTTGCAAAATTAAGATAATCTTTTTGTGTATATAATCAGGGCATTCCAAAATCAATAATTCCTTTTGAATTTTCAATTGTGATGCTGTATTAATTACTCTAGAATTACTTAAATCAATGCCCTTTTGTTCTGTTATTGGCGTTTCAATTTGAAAAATAGCCGGTATTCTAATTGAAAAATATGGGCTTAAAGATGTATAGTAAATACCTGCGAAATTTTTTAGACTTTTATATTGAATATAGATAACATCTTCAATAGTGGGGCTGAATTTTACATAATCTGATTTTGCAACTTCAGTAAATGAAGTAACATATTCAGTAATTGAAGTATAAAACTCGACCGAGTTTACTTTTGCTATATCACCAGCTAAAAATGTTCCGGATGAATCATGTAAATCTATACGTACTTTTGAGGCTGTTAAGTAAATGCTAGATGTAATAAACTGTATAAAAGTTTGTTCTGAGCTATTTGATGGTGATGTTAGTAACTGTACCAGTAACACACCACCAGAAGAATCCAATATTTTTACTATTAATGTAAAATTAGAATTGACAGGAGGATATACGATTTGCCATTTCATTCGTATGTAATGATTTTCCTGAGGGAATGTAAATACCTTTGATACTATTGATGTATCCGTAGTTGCAATAGTAGTTACCTTCATACACCCAGAGTCATCAGCAGACCACGCCCAATCAGATTCGTCAGGCGGTATTATACTGGCAACTGTCCATATAAAAGTTCCTTCATATGTCCCTGGGTTTACCGTATCATCGAAAATTCTTAGTCCTATATATTTTACGTTACCAATTCCAGAAGGAACTGTAAAATCAAAGCTTTTTGTACCGGCAGCAAATGCAGGTTCAGAGAATCCAGTTGTTCCCAATGTTGCGAATGAAGAATCAAAAAATACTATTACCGCACTCCAATTAACAGTAGGAGAATCAAGTATCAAAACTTCTATCTCTATATGTATATTGTAAATGTCAGCGTTTGAACCATTCAATTCTATATATGCGTACTTGCTAAACATTTCACCTAATGTATCAAAGAACGTTGGATTTATGAACCATGAATGCCCGGAATCTCTTTGTTGAGCATCATCTGGGTCTTGTATAGGATGTAATGCAGTTGTTTCATTTACCCATCCATCCATGTCAGACGCGAACTCATCTATACTTATTTGTGTCTCTGTTGTGATCGAGCCTATAATTTCACCTTTCTGAATTTTGAATTGTACTTTATGATTGTTGATACCTAAGTCAGCGGGGTTAAAAGTTATCTCGTAAACAGCTGATGAAATCTCTGTAAATGGCAAAAGATTTGTTTCTACTCCATCACAATCTAAAAACTGTAGGTTATAAGTTAGTCCTGTTGTATCGCGTAATTGTATTCTTACATCGTCAGTATTTAAAAATTCCTGATAAAATAAAACATGATCGAAAGGCACACCGGGATCATATTCGTTATATGTTGGAATACCATTATACCAGAATTGAATAGGAAGAGCGTCTGATATTGTCATGCCTGTTTCAAATTATCACTAAAGTATGAATTTTTATTCAAATATGTATGATGTTTTTCAATCATGTTTATTAGTTAAATGGTGGTTTAGGGAAAGTATCATCGAAAACAAATGTTTGCGGAGGGTTTGGATTCTCCTGTTCAACATCGTTATTTTCTACATTCTTAATATCAAAAAACTCTTTGGGCCAACCCACAAGGGTAAAATGTCCATCATGCGGCCTTGCTTCTGCGGTTTTAATATAGAATTTTATATGCCCTGTTTCTGTCTGGCTTACGTTAATAGCGGCCTCTGGGTCTGCTCTTAATGCCTGTATTTGATCTGATGTTATGTAGTGATCGATCGTATATAAAATAGGCAAGTATAAAAACTCTGTACTAACATCTAAGTCCTGTTTCTCGGATAGTCCGGCCCCGCCAAAATCACCATCACATCCGCCATCATTGCGAGTGGATGCCATGTCATAGTTTGCGGTTCCGTCTAAGAATTTAAATTTAGATGAAAGGTAACTTTGAAGCCCATTTGATGCGACATTAAGCCATCTTACGAGGTTACGGTATGGTGTTAAGTTCTTGTTATACCTCGTTGATTCGTTCAATAACCCGGTAACACTTGAATAGTTTTCGCTCAACTCTGGCGTAAATCCTGTGCCTGTATCACGAACCGCAATAATAAAAACATCATTATCATACTGGTAATCTGCCGACTTTTCCCGTGTAGTCCTTCGCGTCCTTTCAATAGTCAGGTCGCCGGCTATGTAAGAACTCATTATTTCAAGTATTCCGCCAACTGATTTTAGAATTGTTGCAAGTGTCCGGTAACTTTGCGGAATATTTAAACCACTTGCCTCTTCTATTTCATACTTTTCATATCCTACTTTAATCTGATTATAGAACCCGTTCACATCATACGCGCGCGTAATCTTTCGAACGTTGTCTAGTGTAATTGAAACACGATCGGGATAAAATTCTTTCGATGGTTCAACCTGAATATATTCCTCCGTATCAGTCTTTATATATCTTGCGCCTAAATTGAATATTGGCTTTATACCTTCTAAAAGGTAGTCCTTCATTGACTCCGCGAATGGCTTTTCAGTTAAAGTATAGCCTCGTAATTGTATTCCCTTAACCGCAATATTAGTTGAACCACATCCATTTACAGGGTAAGTTCTTGCGAGTGTGTTTGTACGTCCTAAATAATTTGATTTGAAAGAGTTTGGTTGCCCAACAATCCTTTCGACAATAGCAGCGCCTAAATCATGAATTAGAAATGCTGGCGAATTTGTATCCCTATAAATTGTATCGGCGGTAATATTAAAACTAGGCCCATCTGTTAGGGCATCAAAAAAATGTGATCCATCACAATCCTGTAAACCTTGCAAATGCTCTGGCCCCCAAATTATTAAATAGTCTAAAGGGTCTATAGGATTTTGGTTTATTTTACCATAAACCCTAATTACATCGTTAATATTTAAATTTAACGTGTCATTAAAATCATAATTTGTCCACTCTTGATTTGATCCATCTATAAAGTCATTAGCTGCAAACAGCCTGGGTTCAAGATCATTAATTTGAACTACCCAAGTAATTTTAGATGATGTGTTTTGCCAATCTACAGTAGGAAATAATGGCCTGTAGTAAGACATGCCGACAAATAAATCGAATACATAACTTCCGGAATACTCAATCACCCATCTTGGGGATGGCCTAGTGTCAACTACAGCATTATATAAAGGGAATGATTTTGTTATCTCATCACTTAAAACCTTATCACATTCCAATTGAATGTATTGAGAATTGTTGTATGATCCTGCCGGCCAACGATCACACCCAAAAGGATAAGTAATACTTGTGCCATAGTCTCCACCTATCCTTAACCCAAAGGTCTGTATTGCATCGAAAACTACCCTTATTTTTTGTGATGTTAATGTTAAATCAATAGGTGTTAGTACTGTGCAGGCATTACCATACAAATCATTAGCACTTTGAATATTAACCGGTGTCTCAAATTTGGAAAGGAAAGTAGTCCAGAATGAGGCCGGTGACAAATCAAATTGTAATCTATGATCTATATCAATAGTCTCAATTAAAATTCTTATCGGTAATGTGCCCGTTGAAAGCGTAACGAACGGCGAAAATTCCTCAGCCTCTTCTACTAACGAAGTTATAATTGCATCAATACCATATAATGCCTCAATATTTTTAATCCAATCGCGGCCACCGTCATCAAATCCATTACTACCATATGCGCTAAACGCAGCCTTGTACGTTTCTGGGACACAGTGCAAATCTGGGTGCCTTTCCCAATTTAACGTAGCGTCCTTCCATCCTTCTGGTTCTGAGATAACAAAAGATCCTTCAATAGAATGTGTTAGTGTTATCCGTACTACTTTACCCATTTCCCAAGGCTTATTATACGTTGATGCTTAATGTGATTTTCGCCAATCTGTTTAGCCTCGTAAGCTATTAATCCGCTCATGTACCCATGTGATGCGCTGGATTGAGTTTGTTTTATATTCCCAATATTGGAATTTAATTTCCTTACCTCGTCTATTAACGCGCTGTCTTTTTCTTGAACAGATCCACCATTACGCAATAGTGCTGACATTGCAAGCATCTTCATAGTCTGATCGTGTGGAACAATCTCAGTTCCCCGTGGAACATCCATCAATGTCGCTGACCTTGGCGTTAATTCAAAATTACCACCTGGCTTACGCATTAGTTCTGCGCCTTGTTCGCCTACCCACGCGAGACCACCAGGGGCAGAATCGGTTCCTTTGAAGAATTGAGGAATAGGCTTTTGTGCAATCAGTGCTAACTGAACAGCTCCTAATGCTACAACAACCCCGGCCAGTACTGCCCCGTAAATACCACCCTGAGCATATGCTTTTGTTGCTGCCTGTTCTATATTAATCGCTGCCTGAACTAATGCTAAGCCCTTTTCAAAAATTGCCTGTCTGCGGAGAATCCTATTCTTTTCGTCATTTATCTGTTTCTCTTTCTTCGCTGTTTGTGCGTTTATTTTATCTTGTTGCGCTACTGAATCTTTTGCTATTTGGTCTTTCCTTGCTTGATTGTCCCCGGCTAGTGCTGTTTGTTCAGCTTCAGACTGCTTAACAGCGTCTAATTTTCCGGATTGCAAATCTTGGAAAGCCTTTAATTCTTGATCCAGCTTTGTTATTTGGTTACTTGCAGACGCATTATTAATGTCATTTATTTGCCCATAAATAAATTTTGTAGCTGTCTGAATTGCGGCTATTCTATTTTTCTCAGCCTCTTCCTTTTTCTTTTCGTCATCAATAATTTTTTGTGTAGCATCATTTGATAAAGCTACCTCAACATCATGTAAGGCCTTAAGAAGTGCTGTAACATCCTGATTATTTGCTTTTAATGCTTCAATTTTAGACTTTAACGATGCAAGCAATTCTGTATATGAAGCCTGATTTGAGTCATGCTGTAAGTCAACCTTTGCTTTCTCGTATTGCTCTACCGTCTTCGTGCCTTTAATTAATTCATCCTGTAAAAGGATAAGTTTGTTTTCAGAATCTCTTTTAGTTTTATCCTGAATTTGTTTATAGGAGTTTATATAGATAGACTGTATCCCATCAAAATAATTTTGAAGGTTAACTAAGTCTTTATTGTAAGCATCCTTATTGATCGAATCTCTTTCTTTTATAAAAGACTTGTCGGCCTCGATACTCTTATCACTATAATCTTCGCTTTCAGAAATAAGCCTATCCCGAATACTATTTTTTAATGTTCGAATGGCATTCGCTGCATCTAACTCATATAGTTTTGAATTCTCATTTAGGTTATCTTCAAGTGCTTTTTGCTTATCCTCTAATGATGTATTTTCATCCTTAAGAATAGCATTATTGGCATTCATTACGCCTTCGATTAACTTTCTTTGATAGTCTTCATTAGCTTTTAAACTGCGCTCTATTCTGTCTCTTTCGGCCTTTTCTATTTCAAGTTGGGCCGCTGAAATTAATCTGGTAAACCCTTTTTCTTTAGCCGCTGCATCTGACTTAATTTTAAGTAATGCAACTTGTTTATTTGCCAATTCCTGTATGCCATCTGCGTTTGTCTTTAGTGCATATAGTTCTTTATCAGAATAATCAGACAGTAATTTATTTTGCTGGATTACACCTCCGTTTAATTTAATCTTTTCTTCTGCTGCTTTTAGGTCAGTTTCGGCAAGTAAAATATCTCCTTTGACTTGTTCCCTTAATAATCCAACTGCATCTTTAAGAAATTGAAGTCTTTTCTTATCACTATTATTTAATTTGTCTTTACTTTTTTCTAACAGTTCATTAACTTTTAATTCTGTATTACCATCATCAACAACATCACGAATATGTTCTTTGACTAGATCATTCCGTATTTTCGCTAACGCAGTAGCTATGCGTTCTTTCTCAGCAACCTTAGCGGCTATTTCAGATGCCTTAGCAGATAGCTCTGTTATAGCTTGTATTGGATTAGCAATTAATGCTGCCAAGTGTAAAAGGCTATTCCCAAAATCTTTTAGAGCAGTGCCATTGCTGAATGAGTCCACTATAGATTTGCCAAGGTCTACCATACCCTCTTTTACCGTTGCTACAGTGGCATCATAAGTGCCCATTAATTCATTTAACTTTTCTTGCCCTTCTAGTGTATCCTCAAAGAACATTGAAACAGCCTTACCCATTACCGCCAATGTGCCAACAATTGCAGCTAGTAATAGTACAATAGGATTAAGTGCTAATGTTGCCAGCGCCTTACCAAACTTTTGTGCTGAACTAACGCCCTGTTCTAAAGCCGGTGATAGATTACCAATTTGATTTGCATAATCGCCAACGTGTTTTTGTGATTGTCCTAATGTTCCAGATAACTCCTTACTGGCCTTATCCTGACTTTGAATTATAGCTAATAGTTTTTTCCCTTCTACGCTGTTACGTGCCTGCTCATTAGCAAGTTTTGAATATGTCTCACGGTTCTTTTGTAGAGCTTTATCTAAAGTCTGTAATGATGAATTTTGCGCATTAACAGCCTTCGTATCTTCTATGGTCGCTTTTGTTTTTTGCTTTAATTGGTCTTTAGCTTCTTGTAATAACTTTGCTTGTTTAATATAGTCTTCATTGTTCTTAGCTTGAACAACTTGAATTTGTTTCTCAACTTTTTGAAGTTCAGTTTGAGCTAATGTAAGTTTTTTAGTCTCATCACCAAGGGCGCGAGTAGATTCGGCATTTTTTATATTTACAGAAAGCCCAGATGCAGTTTTTACAACTTCTTTAAGTGACACACTACACCCTTCGAGTGCCTTTTTTAAATCTAAGACATCCTGAATTGCTACCTGTTCAACTACTTCACCTTTTCCTATTGCCATTTTCGAGTGCCTTATGCTTGGCTTTTATAATTTTTTGGTATTCATTAAACCTTGATAATGTTAAATTATCATCAACATTAAACCCTAATTGATAATTTAGATTAGCGATCGCACTTTCAAAACCAACCTTATCTTTCGACTCGTTTTGGTTCATTATCATTTCGATCTCTTTTCTTTTTGTTGTGGCTTTAGTGATAAGTCCATCACATTTTTGCAATCCACCATTAACGCTATCGATTATTGTTTCGGGTGTTGAAGTATCAATATTATACCCTTTCTCTTTAAGGATCTTAATGTACTCGTAATCAGGGAATATATTATTTATGCCTGTAAGAATCAGGCATGCGCGTATTAATGTGTAGTCGTTAAGGTTAAGAAGGTATCCCTTGTTCAACCTGAAGAAAGCGTTGTATTGATTGTTACCTGTTATCTCTTGTTGTTTTTTAATGATGGCCTCCCATGCTATAAGGCATTGTTCATTATCTGACTTCCCCTCTTTAACAAGCCTTATAAAATCCCCCGTGTTGGCAATATCAAAATATAATCTTAATGGGATATTGTCATACGTGTAAAAAACTACGGACGAAATCTTGTAAGTCCGGGAGAACATAGCTTGCTGAAAAGTCTGAAAGGTTTTCTTTGTTGAGTCCAAAAATTTCATCTTGCCCAAATGCTTTAGTTAATTTTTCGGTCTTCTTATCTTTTGAGCTAAATACTACCGGGAATTTATCAACCTTCACAAAAAAACCTCTATAAAAATCCCCTATTTCAAATAACCTGATCGGCCCTGCAGGCTTACCGAACACCTCAACTGATCTGCGACTATAAGGTGGTAATAATGCGCCTGTAGTTTCCTGACCTTGGAAAAGTTGATCGGTATTTAAGTTTGTAGCCGATTCCTGATTATCCTTAAAGCTTTTTAGTATAGCGTTTTCAATAGTCTTTTCATTAAGGCCCTGCATTTTTTTTACTATCTCTAAAAGCTTATGCATAAAAACATAGCCCCCTTTTTAGAGGGGCTAATTAATTAAGGGAATGGTACAGTAAATGCAGTTGCCAATGCTTCGTAATTAGAAGTCGACAAAATTGCAATTGTCCCTGTAGCCAACGCGGTACCGGTAAGCGTATAACGTCCAGGTGTAGCACTCACAGCAGCCGCAACAATTGTTTGTGTTGAGCCGTCAGAAGTCTTTTTAACCTGGAAGTTAGCGGTAACTAGTCCTAACACCGGTGTGTCATCGCAAGTCTGTTTCACATCTACAGTGATAACTGTTGTTGTTCCTGTTACCTCGGTTAATGTAACATCGGTTAAGATGTCCAATTCGTCAGTAAAGGCAGCCGGTATCATATAGATTGCTTGGTTAATCTCATTTGGGTTCGCCAATTCAAGGAATGCGGGTGAGATCGAAGGATTAGAACCATCATTGAACTTGATTGAATCGGTGTCAAACAAAGATATTTTGAATCCTGAGAAATCACCATCGCTGTTTTTAGTAACGATATAGTTATCATTTGAATCGATGAATATCCACCGTCCTGTACGTGTTCTGTGTGTGTACATAGCGCGGTGCAAGCAAATGTTGATTGACCATTCAATATCAAAACGCTTTAACCCTTCACGTACTGGTATGGTCCTGCCGCTTGATTGCTGAACCCTTACTTTTGCTTCCGAGCTATCCGTAATCTTATCGAATATAGGATATTGATAGTTACGGGCAGTCAGCGCGATAAGGGCATTTTGCATGTACGTCTTCAATGTGTCCGGTACTGCTGCCGTTGCTGCCGGTATTACGAAATCGTTAGGGGTCCAAATCCCCGCTTTAGGTAGGGAGGGCCACTCGTTACAGTCAGCCAGACCTACGGATAATTTTCTTACTTCACATGACATATATTTAACATGGTTTTAAAGTTTGTATGTTGATTCTTAAATTCTCTAACTCGATAGCGTCTAATGGTCTATCGAAAATGTACGCTTTGTTACCTTGAGTCTCTTCTACTCCATGATGTGGTTTATCTGTTCTGTTGTGTTCCGGCATTGATTGTGAGTTACCATCCCATATAAAACCTCTTTTTTTCAATCTGTTAATAAATAACAGATAAAGAGGAATTAATACAGGCTTAATCACATTAGCATAACGTTCAGGTGCGGACCAGTTAAGGTCTGTTTCTGCGAAAATTGCAACGTTTAAATTATAATGTGTTAAGCCACTGCCCATCTCTTCTTTAGTTGGAAGGCGTAAAGCAATGGCTGGGTAAACCTTTCCTTTCGTTGATAACTCCCGATCCCTTTCAATCATCTGTCGGTTAATGTCCATCGGGTGACCGTAGAAATAATAAGGCGAAGTTAGTGCGGCTGTAATGCCAAACTTTGAAGCATCTTTTGCGCTTAAATTGCGCATGGATGTTACCACATCATCAATCATATCTACGATTACCTGCGCTTGAATCATATCCCGAAAGTGTTTCGTGTTTGCTGTTCGTTAAATTCGTAATTCAAATAATCAACGAATCCGGTAAATGTATCATCGAAAGTATCATCGAAAGTACCTGGTGCTGAAAGCTCGACAGCTTGAAGGTATCCGTACAAACTATTATGTTGTCTGCATACACCACCTATTTGCTTTGCCCATTCATTCCATTGCCTACAGATATAAGGACTAGGATCAACACTAACGTTGTTTTCCATTGCTGGAATAACAAACCCATTAATAGTCAATTTTGCACAACCATATTCTACCCATTGAGCGTAAATAAGAGATTTAACAGCCGCCTTCATTCCTTTCCAACGATTTGTTTTTCCGTTGTACAAATAGGTATTACCATTATTCAACAATAGCCAACGATTACCCTCTTCTAATAATGTCCAATCCGTCCCTTCTATTGGTATGACTCCCGTTGTTACCGTCAGGGCTTTCCAAACATCGTTTCCGTAGACATATTCAGTATTGATAATCGTCGCTACCGTTAAATCCAACTCATTAGGTAAACCACCTAATCCATCAATAAAAGCTTCATAGAGACTATCGCCTAAGACTTCACGTAAATATTTATCCTCTTCCTGATCTACGAAAGATTGGAATAAAGTAGGAACCTTATCCAAACTTGGAATGTCAGTAGGCGGTATGTTGAAGTCTGAGGCGGTAACAAACATAATTTTAGTGCTTCATTATTCTTGCGTTCAGATATGCGACCGCGCCACTAGCACCCACGTAACTTACGCGATAGTATAAAAAATCAGAACCTACTAATCTCCAACTGTAGCTTGCTGTTGCGTCTGCGGCTGTCTGTGTAGCTAGGGCGGTTCTTGTTTCTCTAGTGGCTAAGGCTTCAAAGTTAGTACCATCTAGACTACCCATTATAGTAATTGTACCTCCAACGGTTCCCGAGACTTTGGTTACAAGAGCCTGAATAGTTACAATTCCATCACCTGATATGCGCTTGCTAGTTAGAAACCCTGTCGCTGTACTTGTTACCGTGTCCCGTACCATTGTTGCAGCGTTAAGGTTTGCAAGTGTGTACGTATTGGTAGCATTATACAACGGTTGGTCTACCGATGTTTGAGCGATTGCACCAAAACAAGATATGATTAACAGTGCAATCATTGCCATCTTAACCCATCCGCGTTTTACAAGTTCTGCCGCTTTCTTTGTTCCAGCGTGAAACTTCGCTCCTGTTTCGTGGTACGGGTCTGATTCTGTAGCGATAACTTCAACCGTGAAATCTATACTTGCATCCTTCGCAACGTCTAGTTTCTTTTCGGTTTTCTTTTCTTTCTTTTCTTCTAATTCTACCATGATATTTTTATTTAAAAAATTGTTTATTTTTAATTAAGCCGCAGCGATTTGTGACTTGATGTCCGCTAAGTCATCGTAAACAAAACCGGCAACATCGTTTTCACTATGATAGAAGTGAATTCTACGCTCTGCAATTGCAGTGATTAAGTTCTTAGTGAAGTCGTCATTTTCCCAACCGAATTTCAAAACGAAATCCTTATAGATTTTCAATCGCAATGCGTCAATAGCGATAGCTTGTATAAAGCCAACAGGTATGCTGTTGTCCTCAACAATAACTCCACCAGGGATAGGTCTTGCATTCAATCCCATGTATGTTCCCTGTGAAATCGCTTTCTCCATATCCATATTGGCGGTGTCAATCGGATTCATAAAGATCACGATAGGGCCGTCAATAAACGCCAAACGAATTTGCGCAATAACAGACCTTGCGGCATCCCAATTGTTAGGATTAGTTGTGGATAGTCCTGATGTTGAGAATGGTAAAGAGAACGTTTGCACGCCAGCTGGTACAGTAGATGACCCTACGCCAGTCATTAATGTAGAGTTGGTTTTAATATCCAATTGATATTTCAACTCATCATTAATGAATGAAGCAAAACCATCAACGTCATCCATCAACTCAGTCACAGTTTTCAATGAAACGGCAACCTTTTTAGCTGTTGAGTTCTCAACCTCTAACGTGAATGACACACCTGGTTTAGCTACGCCTGGGCCTATGAAAGCGGCTGCGCCTGATGCGGCAGGAACTTTCTTATTAACCCAAGGTAAGTTCTCTAAATTGGTTTTGCCTTTATTGATATAGTCCCAAAACGTTGGCATTATCCTACGAAGATCAAAAACCTCAGCACCCATACGAATAACAGAACCAGCATTAAAAGCAATTGTGTCGCTTATAGTGTTGGCCGGGGTCATTGGCGAATTGGCTGCACGAATCTCTAAAGGCTCGAGGCTTTCAAGTGCCTGTTTGTTGCCGGCTTTAATCTTCGCAATAGTCTCTTTGTTTCTGGTTGCCCACGAAGCAATTTGACCTCGGATAGATAAATCTTCGCCTTTCCTTTCTGTTGACGCTTTCATTTTAGTGATTTCTTCACCTTGTTTTACAATCATTGACCTAAGACCTTTTTCGTCCTCGCCTAATGCTTCTTTGATTTTGGCAATGTCTAAACCCTCGATAGGTTTCATTGCCTCTCTTACCTGTAATTCGATAGCGGCCTTATCCGGTGAATCAGGTATATCATTGAAACGCTTTTCCAAGTCTTCAACCAACTTAAGGTTGTCACCTGTTAAACCATCTTTTTTAAATGTGATTTTCATGTTTTTAAAATTCGTTTAAGTTTAATTTATAACCACCAATTTCCACCGTAGACTCTTCCGGCTTTTTTATTTCAAGTGCCCGTAGTTGATCTAACTCGTTCGGCTTGATTTTAGAAAGTGAAGTATGTCTGGTTATTAATTGTCTAAGTTCTAATTGTTTTTGTCTTGGCAATCCTTTGATGAAATACTCAGTATCTTCAATGAGACTGTACTTATCATTCTCTAATTGCTCAATACTTCTGAATGCGTACGTCTGATCGCACGACCCAAAAGTTACAACGCTTCCTTCTTGAAGATCAACCTCTAAAAGCATTATTGAATCCGTTGTTTCGTCATACTCAACTTTGTCCCAAATGTAATTGAAGCCTACCGAGAATTGATTAAGCGTACCGCTTCTGACTTGCGTTAGTTCACGTTCTCCTATTTCAACATCGTCCAATTCAGCCTCGAAATATAAACCGTACTTATCTTCTTTAAGAACAGTAAATCTTCCAGTGGGTTCACAACAATCATGCTGCCACAAATGTGCTATCTTTTGTTTGCTTGAGCTATCTGGGCCTCGTTCACGAATTGACTTAGCAAAACATCCTTTTATAAAAACAGTTCCGTAAGTATCACGAACTCCCCAAACCGATAAATAACCCTTAATTGTTCTATCCTCTTCGTTGGTTTGAATTTTTAAATCAACCATTTGTAGAACTCCATTGGCATCAATATACGAACCGGAAAAGTTTGTAGGGTTTGCTCTTAATTGAAGCTCTTTTATTTTTGGATGTAAAGGTTTCATAATGCAATATTTAACGGTGATGCGTTCGGGTCTACCACGATTGGATTTGTTACCTCGTCTCTTTTATACTTTTCTCCATCTGGTACTGTGTCGTAACCCCTTGCGGTAAGCCATTGGTTCTTCGTTATAAGATTGTTATCGTACTCAATCAAAAGGGCATCGTTCCAAGCCTTCGCGGCTTGCGCTCCCATTAACTCATCCTCTTTCAATGCCGCGACATGTGAAAAGTTGCTTACAATCTTAGCGTTATTTTCATCGGCTTTAAAGAACTTGTTATACTTATTTAGGTCTTTATTAGAGTTAGGGATAATGTTGTTTTGATATACTCCTTTTTCTGCCTGTAGTCCGTTGGCATAAGTAGAATCTTGCTGCTCGAATAATGTATATGGGAATCCATAACGATGACAAACCGCCTTTGACCCAGATATAACTGTCGGATCGATTCCAAGTTCTGTAACATTAAAAGACATTGGATTCCATGTCGCTGATGTTCTACTAATAACGTATTGGTATTGTCCAAGTGTCAAACCGTATTGTCTCAATGAATCTTGTAGTTCTTTCTTTTCTTCTGGCCTCATTGGCAACATTGCCCCTATGCCATCCTTACCACCACTCCCACTTATAAAGCCTAATGGGCCACGCTTTGTAAGCAGAACGTTATTAGCCTCCATAGCTCTGCAAATGTTACTAACAGCCATATCAAGACCAACCAAACGGGACTGAGGTAAAAGAAAATCTGATTGCTCATCCTGCATAAATGAATCTTCCAAAATTATAATCTGATCTGGCTTGAATGTAAAAGTTTTACCTAAAATTGAAACTCTCCATTCCTTTACAATCTGATCTATTTTAGAAGTGAATATTATTTCTCGCGTTGATTCATAATCGAATAACCAAGGCGGTATATTAATCATTGATGTGGCGTTATCCGGTGTCATACCCCCAGGCACGAATGGCAGCACAGGGCAAAACCCGAAAACCTTTTTATAAATTACTTGCTGGCCTCTGAATTGTTCCCATGATTGCATAGGGTTTGGTTGGGCTAATAAGCGATTCATTCTATTAGCCCATTCTGAGGTAGCAAAGTTTTCTTTCCCCTTCCCGGTTGATCTTAATATTTCAATGTTCCCTGTAATATCATATTCGGCTAATCGATCAACTACAGACGCAAGGGGATAACAATAATCATAAGCGTACTTTTGCATTTGTCTGGATTTAAGTCCAAGCCAGTTTACATTATCGCCTTTTATTTGAATTGTATTGCCTTTGTCATCAATGGGAATGAAAGATATTCCAGAAGGCTCGCGCGAAAGAGTTGTGTTTGCTATTGTCCCGAATAGAGAATTTATGAAACTCATAATTCAGGATTTTTTTTGTTGAAATGATACTCCTTAATAGCGGCAACGATTACCCACTCAACAAATCGAGCGCACAGCAAAGCGGAAAGCACAGCAAAAAACACCTGCATTGATTCCTATTTTGGTACAATTACCAAATAATTTCGCAATAGTCCTAATTTTGGGAATTAATTCTAAAGTTGATTCATTATACATGCCATGCGCGGAGCGTCACCTATAGCGTGGTTATCTTTGTCAATTGGCGTGTCCGTCATAACAAAAACTCCATTCACTTTAGCCTTTGCCCGGCAATACCCGGCCTGTTCTTTCCTCATTTCTGGACAATCTACGATATGAAGATTGTATTTTTTCATGATTGATAAGCCATATTCAATAGAGCCTTTGAACACATTTGCGCTATAAACTGAATATCCAGCTCTTTGGCATTCTGTAATATATCCCCTCCCTCCGTATTCACCTGAAGGATCGGCCCATGCCGTGGTTTCTTTGTCTATGTGCTGAGATAGAAGGCTTATAAAATGCGTTGCTGTTGGCGTTGGTTCATAGAATTTCTTTTCTAAAAACATATTATTTCCGATCACACCAACCTTAACCAGTACGCTGGGGTCTACGGTATAGCCGAAGTCAATACCCCAATAAACATTTTCGCACTCTTTCGGAAACTCTTTTATCCATGTAACATTTGGAAATATAAGGCCTTCCGGAGCCATGCGCTCACCAAGGCCGTACACCATCCACATATATTTATTTGCGGTTCCTGTTGTCTCATTGTATTTACATCGAATTAATTCTTTAACATCCTTAATTGGGAAATTATCCGGGTTTGAATCACATGGATAGTTTAATGCTTTCTGAATTGCGGTGTATTTAATGCTTTCATCTTCGTTATTAGAGCCGTAAAACATCGCAATTATTGATAGTTCTGCAGGTTGGTAGCTTTCTATCTGGGCGCGCTCACCTGGGGCTATCTTGTGATTGTCTTTGTATGTTGTCTTAAGGAATCCTACATCTTTCCGTCCTACCGTCTGAGTGTAGATGTCATGCTCAAAAGCTTTCGGGTTATAGTCCATCCACCAGAATTTACGACATCGCTGCATTGCCTGATTTCTGACCTCCTTAGAAATGTCAAGGGCCTCGTTCATGTAAAGGTAATCACAACCTACTCCGAGTTGTGCGCTCTCGCTGTCTGATCCCAAAAGGGTTATTTTGTTTCCGAAAAGATTGAAAGACTTTACTTCCTGTTTCCCTTGAAATGGGGATTTAATGCCAAATTGAGGAAAACGCCAGTCGACATCATTGTAAATAGTGGTTTTGAACGAAGTGTATGTCTCCTTCATTATGTTGATAACTGAGCCGGTTTCAACGGTTGAGCAAATGTAATTTATGAAATCAAGGCTTGAAATCGTTTTGAAAGCCCTGCTTGAACCCTCTAAAACTACGCCTGATAGGATACCGTACTTTTCTCTTAATGCCTGATGTTCTTCATATGTGATCTGCCCAGAGTCGTAAAGGGCAAGTAATTCGTTACGCTTTACGTGTTTTAGTTCGGCATGTAGGTAGGCAAGATTTGGGTTAACTGTCCTTTTTTGTACATTTGACATATGTCAAAGATAGTAGATATTACCGGAAATAGATATGGCCGATTAGTCGTTATATCTTTTAATCATCTAAAAAACAGAATTGTTTATTGGAATGTAATTTGTGATTGTGGCAAAGAAAAGGTTATACCTGGTGGTGGAATGAAAGACGGAAGTACAAAATCTTGCGGATGCTATATGCTGGATCAAATTGTTTTAGCAAACAAAAAACATGGTGAAGCACATAAAACAAAAGAGTGGAGAGCATGGAGGAATATGAAAACAAGGTGTTTGAATCCGGCAAATCATGCATACAAAAATTATGGTGGAAGGGGAATACTGATTTGTGAATCTTGGCTAAATTCATATGAAAATTTCTTATTTGATATGGGTAGATGCCCTAAAAATTTCTCTTTAGAAAGAGAAAATAATGAGATTGGATACTGCAAAGAAAATTGTAAATGGGCCTCTAGATTAGAGCAATCAAACAACAGAAGAAATGTAATAAAGATCACTCACAACGGCAGAACTCTAACAACATCTCAATGGGCAAGGGAGATTGGTATAAGCACAGATGCTATGAGTGGGAGACTGAAACGACATGGATTGTCGTGTTTAGGCTAAAATACCTTTGATAATTTGCTGTTTTTAGACTATCTTTCATTCTTCTTCCTGTTTAGATTCGTCTTTAAATGGGAATAAATCAGCGACTGCCTTGCGTGAGTCGTTAACGTTAATATTTGATTCCTCTCTTAACCCCTCCAATCTTGCGGTTATATTCTGATTATATATGCCGGCCAATGCCCCATCAATAATTTCTGAACTGCATTGCTTCTTAATCGCGCGTATGATGGGTAGGTATTCAGTGTATGAATTACGGTCATTTTGCTCATAATGTGTTAATTGACTTATAATTCCCTCCCGATCAAGCCATGCCTCAAATCCTATCCAAGTAACTGGCCGTTGCTTCTTTCTCTCTACTTCCAATGCGTCCTTACCTACAAAATCATGAACCTTGTATGGGTTTTTGGTTACCCACTCTCTATATGAATAAAACAATTCTCTTAATTCTTCTGGTGTTTTAATGAGTTTATCCCTTGACATATTTCATTATTTTTTCGCAGGAGATAAGCGAATGATTAATATTATCGTTTCTTTGAAAATAGCAATAATTCTTTGATACCTATCCATAATTTAAAAAGGCAAAGCGTTTATTCTTTGCCTTTAAACTGGCCTTACATCCCGCGTGATATTTTTTTACCTGTTAATTGGTTGATCATGAATGCAATATATAAAATTTCGTGCCAATATCAAAATAGTAATGTGGGCAGGATTCGAACCTACAAATAGCATGATGAAGCATAGTTCAGCGCACACTTAATGTTAACCATTTCATCACCACATTTACCAAAAATAAGTGAATCCGGCAATATGGTAGCCGTGTCCATGCTAATCGTTTAGCGACTCACTTATATTTACTTTAAAATCTGTTTTATAGCCAGCTCTTCGCCAGTTAATGCGAAGTATAAGTTTTGAAGTTGGTGAACGTACTTTATTAATTGTGATGGAAATCTTTCGTATTTTCCATCATTCCACCATAGATAGAATGCGAACTCATCATCATCCATAGCTAATTGTACTTCGTCACCTAATTCATCGCTGTATATGTGATAATATTTTTGACCGTTTTCATTTCTGTATCCAAAACCTAGTCTTTCAAACCATTCATTGGTTAATGAAATAGGTTCAATAGATTCGTATTCACATATAACTTTTATTGGACCTGATGTAACTACCTTCTCTCCCAAGTATATTACGCTCTCTACTCTTTCGTATCCATTACCTAAATCTTTTCTAGATACTAAATTGCCTATCCTTAATTCATAAGTCTTCATAAATACCAAAATTTAAGCTTACCTAAATGAATGTAATCGCTCCACCAACCAGTTAACGGAAGTGTAAAGCCTGTCAGGCAATATTTTGTTTTACCATCTATTTCGAACTTTGAAAGCCGAACGAATAGAAATTGAATTAAAATGTTTGCTATCATAGTTTTAAATTAAACAAAAACCCACTAAGCAACCGTTATCCCGGACACATTTTCGAGCATCTTTAACCTACAACCCTAATCGTAAAAAAGATGCTCTAGTCTAATTGTTTAACCTTTTAGATTGCCTTTTCAAAGTTAAATTCCGGTTCGGTCTTATCGTTTCTTTGAACTACTTAGATAGGTTTTTTAAGGGTTTCAATTTCTTCTAATATAATTCTCCAAGGTAATTCTATATGACCAAATTCAACTGATCTTGATAATGTTTCTAATGCCGCCTCTATCCCCTCATTGAATCCTTCTATTTTACCTTGACTGAATGATATTTTGTTATCTTTTAAGTAATCGAAAACATCTTGTGCCCCTGATGCTGTGCCATTACAGTCGTGTAATATGTCACATATTTCGGCAAGAATTGTTGACTCTTCCTTCTCTATTCGTTCTTTGTCTTCTTTAGTCAACATACATTTTTATTTTTATTAATAGTATTTCGGTGATTTATTTTAAACTATTTCTAAGGTATTCATCCCAATATTTTCTAACCATATCACGAAGTGACTTAGGCGTTTCTTTCATAATTCTAATAATTATAGATGATCTCATAGCTTCTCGTATAGTTCTAATATTGTCATAATTCGTTTTGTTTAAGCCATTCTAACTTCTAAAGCTACCGTGTTCAAACACAAAGACGTTAAACATTTCTTTCATCCGGTCATAAGTGCGGGAACCATAGTACTCCAATAGTTCTTTTTCGGTTTTATTTGTTGTTACATGAGTGCTATTAAATGGGCACATACCGCGATTATTGTACCTAACCTGGATTATCTCTGCAAATATGTTTTTAGTTTCTCCGTAATGTTTAGCCGGTATTTCTTCGGTTCCAAGATCGTCGAAACAGTATCCATAATCCTTTTTTCCGTACATATTTGGCGCGGCTGTGTAGTTTATGCCGTATGATTTAACGCCCTCCTCACCGGCCATTTTATAATCAAATGATATATCCAGCATGCTTACTACTCGGTAGCCGTGGTTTTGATTTACAGCAAACATTTTCATTAGGCTCGTTTTTCCGTTCCCGATATTACCCATCAAAAGAATGCCTTTCTCTAAATCGCCATTAAATCTATCGTCATTGGCGAAGTAGCAACAAAGCTGTTTTATTTTCTTTTCGTGTACCTCGTCTGCAATTTCCATTATGTCGTTGAACGCCTTAAAAATTTCCTCGGCTGTGAACGTTTTGTATGTTTCAATCTGCCGAAGCTTTGCGTTGTATGCCTCTCTTTGAAGCCTGTAGTATTTATCTTCACGGCCTTTACGGATTGCCTCAACTGTTTCTGCCTCGTCTAGATTAATATCGTTGAATTGCTCCGGCTCAAAGCTTACCAGCATATTTGCGTTCGGGTTCGATTTGTTCTGCTGATCTAGTATTTTTTGCATTGATTCCATTTCCGTTTGTTTTTAATTCAAATAATCCTGTCCACCCGTTTAAAATTGATTGGTTAATAATTGCGATAGCTTCCGGCCCGGCCCGGCCCCCCAAGAAATCCATTTGTTTTTTTGCCGTTGAGGGCGTAAGCTTTTGTTTTTTTTCTTTTCGGTATTGTTCCCAATCTTGCCAAGACTTTTGAACATCCTCCAAAAGAAAAATTCCAGACAAAGCGCGTAGCGATGGTTTCGTTTCTGTTTCGGATTCTGTTTCGTTTCGTTTCGTTTCAAGCGGTCGGTAGTCTGACAAATGACCGTCATTTGACGGCATGTTAATTTGGCTTGATTTTGAGGGATCAGGAAATTTGCTTTTCATCAATCTCAATCTTTGGTCGAACCCTAAAATTTGGATATATTCTTTTCCTTCAACTGAATATTTATGAATTAGCCCAGCCTTATAGCACTCGTTTATCCACTTTAAAATCTGTGAATTATCATAATCTTTGAGTGGAAATAATGCAGAGTTAATTAATTTCGGATTGCCATAGTAAAGGCCGTAGTCATCAGCTTTCATTATCAATCTGGTAAACAATATTTCGCCACCTTGTGAAAGTTGATCTACTTTATCTGATGCCGTCCAGTCTCTGAGTACTCTATTAGGCATATTCGCTAGGTTGTTATATGCCCAGTTTCTGCAAACTCTTCAAGTATTGGAAGTAATTTTTGAATATCCTCCATACTCAGGTGCATCCTGTGTGACCCTACCCCAATCCAAATGCACCTAGCATCCGCAAGTGTAGATATTTCAATGCTACATAGTCTATCATAATAATCCAAAAATAATGCCTGTGGAAATCCGCAATCATCCTGAGTGCGTATAATTTCAATTTCTGTGCCTCTAGCCATTAGTTAAATAGGTCTAATTGATTTGGATCAATACCGAATTCTAGTTTTGCCATTTCATATACCTGGCATGTTCCATCATCTAAAACTAAATGACTTAGAATCTTTCTAGCTGTTCCAGTTGTGTCTTTAAGTTGGTCGTAATTTGCGTCCATTTGAACAAATGCAATTGGACAAGGTGATTTACCATATTTACATTTAGCACACTGATCGTCAAATACAGTGCCCTCAGAACCATTTGAGAAGTAGGCCATAAAAACAAAATGCCCCATAGTGTGGAACTGGGGGCACTTGTTAGGTTAATCAAATATCTTGGAGTTCCACCTTCAAAAATATCTGTCAATCGATACACAAATATGTAAAACTTTCCGCTCAGTAAAAAGCTATGAAGGAAATATTTTGCGTTTTTTAATCGTGTTCGTATTTCTCTACCTCTGTGCCATTTCTGCTTACTGTAACTTCTACATGATCGCCAAACATATCACGCAATACAGATTCATCTATGTTGCTTAAGAATTCTTTTACGTCATTCTGCGCTGCTGCTAGCTCTGGGTTATATAATTCATTAACGGTTTCTATGTATTCTCCTTTAGCATTTTGAACATATATAGTTTTTTGTAAAACATTACTATCGTATTCATTCTCTCCATTAATATCTACATAGTCAATATTGGCCGAGAACGTACACTCATCACCATCGTTAAAATAAGGTGTATATTGATTCCATCCAAATGATTCAAGCTTAGGATGCTTATCAAATACCGACTTAGCAACGTCAGTAAACATTAACTTTGATTTTTCTAGGTGAGCTTTCTTTAAAGCTTCAAGCTCTTCGTTCATTTGTTTCAATTGTTCAAACATAATTTTAGTCGATTAGATTGTTGGATTTATTTGGCATTAAATTTTTATATGATTCAGGACTGCCTTTTTCTCCATTTTGCATCCATGACTCAAATGGTATCTTTGAAAGGAAGTCGTGCGCACTTGGTATGAATCTTTTGCGATAGTCTTCTAGCACGTGTAATTCAGCTATGTCGCGCGTGCTTACGTTTTGTCCGTCCGATTTACGTTTAAATACTTCGCCAAAAACACGTGGAATTACAACACTTATAAACCATGAATTATGCGTTAGCGCCCTGTGTCTATTGTCTGCAATCACCGATTTTGACGAGTCTAAAAATTCGTGTATTTCGATGTAATCTTCCCATATACCACCGAACTTTTTAGCGGACGATTGGGCGTGTAGATATGGCTTGCTCATGTAAAATATAAAATCCCCAACGAGTTTGGCGGTCAAGTGCCTCCCCCGTTGGGGATAATTTTAAAGTTTTCTACGTGCTTGACCTCACGCTGTCGATCCTTTCGACAGGACAAATATAATAAAAAACTACAAACTATTTTTCAATTCCGTAAAAACATTCAATCCATTTATTACACGTTCCTAAATTCAGGCTCAATATAAGGTATGCCTATTCGTTTGAATAAGTCTATTTCTTCACGACAATTATATTTATCCCGGCCATGCCATAAATAGCCATCACGTGATTGATAGCCAGCTTTAACCCATCCAGTAGCCAAAACTTTATGCGAGTACTCAGCACTGCCTGTTCTGATTGCTAATATCAATCCCCAATTTTCAGGCTCCGCAAAGAACAAATCTAACTTTATACCAGATGGCAAAACTCTCTGTGTGTACTTACATGGGAGTTCTCCTTTTACTTTCTCCCATTTATTAACCACACTAGCTAATCCAGATTCAAACAATCCGATTTCATAGGGCTTTGGTATAGCAACTATTTCAATGTCTTTAACCTCCTGTTTTTTACGCCTAATACTCCCCGCTATTTCTATGCGATGGCAGTGCGGGCGTAATAATTCAAGTGTTTGAAGTGCTATGGAGTATGCAGTAGAATATATCATAATTCATTTTTTAACTTCCGTAACTCATCGCGAATAGTTTTCAGTTTAATGAATGCTATTATTTCTTGCTCCGTCTCTGGCCTCATTTTAAGCTTCTTGTTAAGTCTTTTAACGCAATAAGCCAAAGTACCTTTATTAATCAAAGGTGCGCTAGGATCGACCCTAGTAATGAATTGGAAGGGTTTTAATTCGGTCTCGGTTAAATGTCCCATTTGTCTACATTTTTGCTAAGGAAAATCGTGTAAAAAGCTATGAGTAATAAATAGATTGCTTGACCATAATCCGCATCATCGAATTTATAAATCTCATTCATGCCCTGCCAAGATAGTGCCATAGCAAGTAAATTTAAGAATGAAGATATAATCTTTTTAAATATTTCTTTCATCATTTTAACCGTTTAAACGCCTGACCAAAAGCAATAGGTTGTTATCCATGATTGTCAATATTTTTAAAGTAACGTATAACGTAACCATAACCTAGTAGATAAAGGATGATATAAATGATAAATCCTATAACAAAACAGGCAAATAAAATTGCAAGCCATACAAGCATAAATACTCCTAAAATAAATATTATTGTCTCCATCAGTTAATAATTAAGTCAAGTTCTTTCTTCCTTTTATAAACACACTTGTTACACTTGTTATTTATACGTTGGTATATCTTCATACCCTGTAATTTCTTACTAAACTTTTTAGCTTTCTTTGTTACGAACTTACCCGGTAGTCCGCATTGAGTGCATAGCTTTTCCATTATTAAATAATTAAAGTTGCTTTTTGTTCTCGTAATATTTTAAGTATTGCAAGCTTCTCTTTTATGGCTGCTTCTAATTTTAAAATAATCCTATTCAAATCTTCCTCAATCGGCTTAATCGGAAGATAAAACATTTTGTCTTTATCTTTTTTCATCCTGTGATCGTAGGTAGCAAAATGACAAAGTGGAGAATCATAAAATAAAATGTTACTCATGCACTGCCAGTAGTACTCAGGGTATTCGCGCTTTAAATCCCATTGATCGGTAAGCATTAAATAATTAACCTGGTTAGCTGAATTATATGGACACTTCAACTCAAGTATTTCTTTTGTACCCTTTATTGCCCTGTCAGGACTACCCCCGGCATGGTCACCGAAAGGCACGAAAGAAATAATATCAAAATCTAACCCTGTTTTTTCTTTGAAATACTCAGCCGCGAAAGGTTCCATTTCATCACCCCAACGGGTAGGTGCGCTGTTAATTTCCTCTGATGCGTGGCCCGTCAAAGTTTCAGCAACCTTTGAATAAATATAAGTGGTCGTAGTCTTTGACAAACATGAAGGGTCTTCTATAAACTTAGTCGCGCTACCCTTTCCTTTCTTTGGTCTAGCCGCAAGTTCTGCTGCGTTCATTTCTCGCGTGCCTGATTCCATCAACTTCCACATTTCGGAAGATGTAAAACGCCCAGCCCGTATGTCAATCCACATTTGCGACCCTTGTTCGCTGGCCTGAGCTAACTCCTTTTCAAATTCGTCCATGCAATTTGTATTTAAAATAATCGCGTATAAGCATAACTAAAAAATGACCTTATGCATTGTTGGGGCAAAGTGATACTATCAATCCTAATATCCATTCACAAACAAACATTCGCATTTCGTTTATCATGATCCTATTTGTTTTCTGGCTGATATTGGAACGGCCCCGCTCAACATTTCTTTTTGCTGATCTGTCAATAAGAAATTTGCTTCCGCTAATGCGATTGTTTCTATCTGTCCAGACTCTACCCGTTTAATAGCGTCTAGTAATCCCTTGTCAGTAAGTGGCTTTAATGCCGGTTTAAATACGTCCTTTGACTTCCTATTAATGTCTCTTCCGAGTATCTTACCTAGTGTTTGGGCTGCGTTCTTTGTTATCTCAGCTTTAAGTTTTGGAAAGCTTAAATCTAGGGCGTTCTTTTTCTTAGTCATGTTGAAATCTGAAACAGCCGCATCTTTATCTTGCGTGATAACCACCGCCCCAAATCCGGCACGCTTTAACGGCCTTTGTGTGACCGGATGCCATACGGTTAAAATTCCCGTACCAACAACCTCATTAAAAATCTGTTTCGTCTCAACGTCTGATAATTCCCACTGACCTAAAAACAATTCATCTAAAGTCATTTCGACAAAAGAAATCGGAAGTGTTTGAGCTTTGCCATCCGGTGTCTTATCAAATTCTCGCGGGTCTGGCTCTGTGTTTAGCCGCCTTGTAAAGTCCTGCATTAATATCCTTAACTTTTCCGGATCTTCGAAGTGTTCTATTTTATTTTCCATTGTATAATTTACGATTTTAAACTCTGTTGTTCAAGCTCTGCGCATCTTTTAATGTCAGCCAAAGCAATTTGATTTGATTCAAAAAAGCGTGGAGGATATACCCGTATTTCAGGTGAAGATTTTTTATAAATCTGCATAGCAGCGAATAAAGTGGAGGTTAATTTCTCTAATGCTTTACCTTCCTCTCCGGCTAACATAACAACCCATCCGGCACGACAATGCGTTGTGTCACAAGTATGCCATGCGTCCATTTTTAAGGAACCATCATTTTTCGTTGCCTCAAATATTTTAGAATGGATATTTTCAATTACTGGATAAATTACATCTTCTTTTTTATCCTGCTGTAAGCCAGAGCAGCCAGAGCAGTCAGAGCAGTCAGAGCAGTCAGAGCAGCGAGAGCAGTCAGAGCAGTCAGAGCAGCCAGAGCAGCGAGAGCAGTCAGAGCAGTCAGAGCAGTCAGAGCAGCCAGAGCAGCGAGAGCAGTCAGAGCAGTCAGAGCAGCCAGAGCAGCGAGAGCAGCCAGAGCAGTCAGAGCAGCCAGAGCAGCCAGAGCAGTCAGAGCAGCGAGAGCAGCCAGAGCAGTCAGAGCAGCCAGAGCAGTCAGAGCAGTCAGAGCAGTCAGAGCAGTCAGAGCAGCGAGAGCAGTCAGAGCAATTCCAACAGCCCTCATTTAATTCATTCTCTTTTTCAAATTCAGGATTGTTTTCTGAAAATGATTGAGAAACACCGTTTGCTTTTTTATCAGATCGGTCTAAAAATTCTGAATAGTCTTTGAATATTTGTGTCATGTTCCTATTGTTTATTTTAATTTCACTTTATTGATAGCGTTGTAAAGCATTATTCTGAAAGCGTAAAGCGTTTCGAGAGTACTGATATTTTGGAATAAACTTGGTGCTTCAAGTCTTGATATTTCAGAATTTATCGCGTACACTATATGGGCCAATTGATCTTTGCTAAAGTTTTCAAGATCGTTATCACCTAACTTAATGTTATTGCGAAACGTAGACTCGCATTCACCGGGCTTGCATTTACAGTTAATATCTGCATAATGAGTGCAGTCATGTTCGTCTATAATATGTTGCTTGTGTATTTTCAATTCAGATTAAAGTTTAAGTTTACTTGGTAAGGTCGATCGATCTTTTCACCGCCTCGTTCTATGTGATCGTTAGTTAAATGAAACTTCATCTGGAACTTCTCAGGTAATTTAAAAGTAGTCCCCATGCAACTATAAGTTGTATTGCCTAAAATCTCACATCGTTTTGTTTCAAGCTTTACAAACTCTTTCTGCTTTACCTCTGCATTGTTTAACCAATTCCATTGTTTCAATCTTTCGATGTGAATTTGAGTTGGGGAGAATAGGATTTTTGGTATCATGGTTTAGAGTTTTAATGTATTGAATTTTCAATCATGTTTAAAATTTGCTCCTGATACTGATCAACTTGAACTTTGAGAACGTTAACATGATTTTTAATTCTTCTTAACGAATGTTCTTCAACATCTTCGTACATATCAATACTTTCATTATAAACCATATCCATTTTTTCGGCTATGTCGTGTACTTTATCCGGGTTTGGTTGGATCATGTCTAAATAGTACATCGCCAAATTTAAAACTTCTGTTTCGTTAAGGAATATTTTCATGGTTTTAGTTTTATAGCGTGTCTATTAATAGATTGTGAAATTAACGGAGGCTTGCAACCACTTATCACTAACGATAGCGGCCATCTGGTTACACCCTTGCCGTTACATAGTCTACACCCTGAGCCTGTACACTCAGCGCATGAAGCAGAGTTGTCGTAGTAGTTTCCTTTCTTAATCATTATATTTTAGTTTCAAGTAAAACTGATTTTGCTTCATCCTCCGCGATAAGTCTTATATCTTCAACATCTTTTTGTGAAAGTATTATTGCTTCATCAACAAGCTCCTTCATTTTTTTATTGATAACAATTTTCAAATATCTAGCAAGTCTAGACGAACATTGGTAAGTACATCCGGAACTTCCATAAAACCCAGAATGACCGGTAAGATACCCCATGCTTTCACCTTGCTCATGCCATTTACCACCAATAGATAACCCGAATTTATCCCTTTGGTTATCTTTGAATTTACCCTCATTCATTGCCTTATATGCCTGTTCAATCATTGATAAATGATCGTTTTTTTCTTTCTTGTAATTCTCAATTTTCGACATAAAAAATATCTTTAAAGTGTAAAATAACAGGGGCCGGTATCCTAGCCGGGAATCATTCAATTATGACCTTTGCTGAAAATCCCCTGTTTGATTTTTTTATAATGCGAATACTGAACTAGGGCAAACAATTTCAGAACGTCTGTTTATTCTATGTTGAGCGTGTGTAATAAGTGTAAATGATGTTTTGCCGTTTTTGAACTCACGTAAATACTCAGCACTATCTCCTTTGTCAATTCCAGCCTTGATTAATTCTGATTTTAAAATTGATTCTTTGGTTTTCATAATTGATATATTTTGTTTGTTTTCCTAATTGTTAAGTAAAGATATACAGGGTATACGATATATGCAAGCACTTTGTTATTTATTTTCTAAAATAAAGTTAAAATATTTTTTAAACTTTCGTTTGGTTTATTGCGTATATATAGTATACCTTTGTAATACAATGGCAGCAAAGAAAACATTATCGTTTAAAGCTCGTCTCGAATTGAGAAAAGCTTTTGAAAAAGAGGCAAAGAAGGACAATCGCACGCTTTCCTATTATATAGAGCAAATTTGCGAAGATTTCGCGAGTAACAATAACATAATAAAAAAAGTAAAATGATACGTCACGTCTGGTCACTAAACTACTACTCTATAGACTTCCCAAATAAGACATCTTATCTATTTTGGGAATTAAAACAAGCTGAAAGAGCTTTAAGAAAATGGTTGAAATCTAAATCTAAGTAATATGAAGATAAAAATAAACGTGACCCGCGATGTTTTGGAAAGGTCTAAGATGTGCGGACTAATTCCAGGCAAAGAAAGATTTGTTACAAATTGCATGTTAGCAGTAGCTTTTAAAGACTTGTTTCCTGAGTCTTTTGTGGTGGCTAGACACGCAAATCTATTAGGAATGTGCGGAATGATGACAGCCCCTGATTGTGTTATCTTACCGAATATAGCCGCGCATAACAGATGTTTATTCGACGGTAAAACTCCAGAAGAAAGAGTCTTAATGTCTCCGTTCTCCTTCGAGATAGAAGTACCTGAGTACGTTATCGAACGTATTGGAATTTCAACTATCTACAAAGTTTTATCAGAAAGTTCAACTATGGAAATGGTAATGTAAAGATACGGGGCTGATGACCTTAACACGAGCCTAAATTCGAAAGATGCGCAAAACGGTGAAAGGTGACAATTGGGGAGAGACCCGACCATCATTGAGCAGACGGCTCAGTTTCAGGTTTAGATAGTGCCGGTGGTGGTAGTGCGCCGCCTGTTTTTCGGCTGGTCGTATAATGGTTTAGTAATGCCTTGATTGTTTAAGTTGTATCGCGCGCGCAATGTATACATGACATAAGGAAGGAAGATGTTCGATTCGTCTCTAGCCGACATATAAAATTTAAGCATATGGCCTTTACACCCTACCCTAAAGATAAAGACAAACCAAAAGAACCTAATACCATGTCGGTATCAGAGTATAGGGTTAGTTATCTTAAAGGAACCGGAAAAAAGAATAAGTATAATGCTAAGAAGCAAACGTATAACGGTAACAAGTACGACTCAACACTTGAAGCTAAGGTAGCGGAAGATTTGGATTGGCAATTAAAATCCGGTGATTTAATCGAAGTAAAACGCCAGGTTAAAATACCATTGATGGTTAACAAGATTTTGATTTGTAACTACTACATGGATTTTAAGGTTATCGATAAACATGGACAAGTTAAGTATATCGAAGTAAAAGGCATGGAGCTTCCTTTATGGCAAATGAAAAAGAAATTGTTCATAGCCCTGCTTCCTGAAATTGACAACGGAGCTATTTACGAAATTATAAAGTAGATTAACAGTTAAAAATAAATGATATGGATAATTCAGTAGACTCAGTAGATGTTAAAATAATGAAAACTACGGCTAAGTTTGATTACTTAGTTAATCGAAATGAGCAACTTACAATCGATGAGCTAAGAAACAAAGCCCAATATTGCCCCGGAATTATGGATGAGCCTGAACTACAGGAACTTTGTCAGATAGCAAAGGACAGCACTATTAAATCAGTGTACAAAAACTCACTTGGTCTTTGGTGGAATTTTTAAATTAACTAACCCATGAGACTAACTACAATACTTCTTATCTTTCTTATCACTTCGATAAGTTCACAAGCTCAGAAGATTAAACATACGTTCCAATCAGGGAAAAGTTTTACTCAGTGTTTTTACATTGTAGTAGATTCGCCTGAAAATAATTACTTCATTTCTCTTGAAATGCATCATGATAGCATAAAGTATGAGAATATATATGACCCCAAATATCTTCGTATAGATGGCGATACTGTCAAGGGCATTCTTTCACTTCTTAAATACAATAATGAACAGCAGGAAAGAATTAAAAATGTTTATCGTGAACTTGAATACGCTAATGATATTCTAAGCAATATGAAAACAGACGGCTATGTAACTAACTGGAAAGAATTTAGAAAAGCCGTTGATGTGTATATGAAGTTTAAAGCTTATAAATCCGTAATGAAAAAACCATGATACGAACCATCTTTATAATCCAACTATTTTGCCTTGTTGGTGCATTTATTAACGTAGGTGCAACCGGAGCTAATAGCTATTCAGAGTTAAGCATAATCGGTCAAACATGCTGCATAGTGATTTTAGTCGGCATGTTGATGCAATTTACTATTCAAGTTTTTGGTATCTTTAAGAAACGTTGATATGAAAACCTACACCATAAAACAAGGCAACCACTACGCCAACGGCTTAAACTTTAAGCTTCACAGTAACTTGCATCAACTTAACTTTAAGGCTAAGTTATCGAGTAATTGCCTTTATCAATTTGACGATGCTGATAACTTCGATATAAACAAATTATACGGGGTAACTTGGGGATTGACGAACGATAATAACAGTTTTAGAATCGGATGGAATTGTCAGAATAATAACGGAATGATTCAATACTTTGCGTACATGCACAAAAATGGTTCTATGAGTTGGCAATACTTATTTCAAGAACTACCGAATGTTGAAATAAATTTTCATATCGAATTTTTAAAAGATGTAAACTATATCAATATTTACCGACTTGACGCTATGGAGTCATACGGTATCTGGTATCAATTCTCAGACGTTTCAAATACTGGTTACTATAACTTCCCTTACTTCGGAGGTAATAAAGTAGCCCCTCACGATATGACAATTGGGATAGAATAATTATGGTTCCTAAAATAATTTTCATATCGATAATCTTTTGCTTTTCATTAATCTTATTTTTTGGATTATTGGATATGGATAAACCTATTAAATTTTTACTAATATTAATTTGTATTCTAAGTTTTATCCTAATATTAACGCTATGAAACACAAAGATTACATGTTAATTCCATTCAATGACATATCGGAAGATGCACGTAAAATTGCGGTGGCATGGTTTGAA